GCAATGGCTGAACAATGGGGATAATATGAAACTAATCGACATCCTCCCGGATATGATGGGCAACCCAGAAATATCACCTGAAAGAATCGAAGCAATCCGCAAAACAAAAAGAGAAAACCCCGAAGCAAATCAAAAATGGATTGCAGTTATGAGTTTTGAAAGTGAGTATGCTGTTGGAGTTGCGTTGAAAGATTTTAGTCTATAAACTGCGAATCAATCAACCTATTCTTTGTATGGAATCCCTGAACAATCTGCCACGGACTTGATACAATTATTTCCCCCAGATCAAGTACTGTGGTGTCTTCTTTTACATTATGTTGAACTCGAACAACTCTATAATTTCCATCGATGTAAGAACCATTCACATAAATAGATGGAATTTTACAGTAAACCAAATCGCCTGGGTAAACATATGGACATAATTTCACAGTTGCTTGTCCAGATATCAACGGATTATTAAACTTTTCTAATATTGCTGAAGCCAAATCACCACATAATGAATCAGTTGTAAGCGTGGTATCTGTTTCTACATGGTGGCGAGTATTATAAGCAGTCTGTGATATTGTATCTGTGTCCGTACCTACCTTCTGGGGTGTACCAGATGCCCCATAAACAGTAACATCATTTACCAAGGACGATATTGAAGCCTTGAAATAAGCGTTCACAAAACGCGGAGTGCTTTCTATTATCTTAAGTTTTTGAGTTGCAACACTGCTCAATGGTTGCCAAGAAGCATATACCGCATCCAATAATCCAGAAGTATAGTGTGGCACAACTGAAAATCTATAAGAATATCCTTCGAGTTCTTCAAGTTCCTTGATGGCATCTGTAACATACTTTGTGTTTTGCTGAACATTATATGCGGTCAGAGTTGAACTGTTTGAAGCATCGATTAAAGATGTAGTTGCATCTGTGATCCTTGTTAGATATGTGGATACTAAAGCATCAACAATAGTTCCAGTAGTATTTGATGAACTAGAATAATCAGAAGTAACTGCGCGATAAACCAATTCTTCTTCGTGGCCTCTGCAATCCAACCGCATTGAATCAAAATTAGAAGTGATATCCATGATGCGCCCTTCGAAGATATCAAACCATGTTACATCCTGCTCAGGAGTTAATTTTTCACTTACCTGGACTCTGATAATATCGTCACATCTAATGGGCGCAAGATGTTCTCTCTGAACGGTGGATGTTGTCGCAAGCTCTACAGATGCAACTGAGCAAGAGAAGGGATACTCTGCATTAGTAATACAATCATTGATGATAGGATAATATGATGCAGAACCATCACTTTTTTGTATAATAGCCCTAATTTGAATTGACCTTCTTATCATGCCCATTTTCTAGCCTCGTATTGTAGAGATATGTCAAAGCTTGCAACATAAGATCCTGTATGAGCAATAGTGAATGTGTTTGCACCACCTGGATAAATCTTGGGTATCTGTGCATCTAAAGTAATCATCGATATAGAAAGATCAATATCATAAATGTCTGCTGTAACTGTGCCGGTGCCCGTGCAATCAAATCTTAACCAGAATATTGTTTTCCCTGGCAACTTCACATCTTCTCCAGATACAAGCAAATAATCTGTTGAAATATTATCTACAATGACGGTATCGATGTCATAGAATGTTCCAGGTGCACCGGAGTTATCATCGGCTATCTGTATTGTAGGCGTACCAGATGTGATATCTATTGTGGATGTGAGTACTGGTGTACCTGTGATTGGATAGTAAGTTTCGATTCTATAATAGATATATCCATCATCTGCAATTGAAAGGTGGTCGGTGTCAAAGGTCACACCAGAATATGCGAAACAATGATACAGTGCTTTGTTATCTGTTAAATCATCACTGTAATCATATGTTCCGGTGCCATTAGGATTTATTGATATGATTGTATCCGGGTTTATTCTACCACATACATTACAGATAATAGAAGAATCTGCTGCATTGTATAGTGTAACATCATCAACAACAGAAATCAATTGTTCTTCTGCTGTTGATAGCGTATCGTAAACTCTCACAATGTAAGTATAATCTGCACTGTCGTGGAAATAATATTTAATGACCATATTTTCATTATTTCCAGCTACAATACTATCACCTGAAGCATCATATGTGATTTTGTCGTTTGGAACATTGGTGTTTGCACGGAATGTACTTTCTACAACCGTTGTTTCTACCCCACCGTTGTAGCTTGCCGCCGTCACAGTGACTTTGTAGTAAACAGTTCTATCGACAGAATCATTTGTATCAGCTTCAAAATATACACTGTTAAGCTTCCACGATTTGCCTTCAATTGCAGTGAATGTATGTGTGTGGGTCAGGACGTAACTTGTAGAATCTAGCGCTTTGTAAGTACTATCCTGAATATCAAGAGTATTGCCTGACAGCCCATAGTTAAGGACAGTTGAGCATGTAGCTTTTGCATATTCTACACATGTATTATAAGATGTTACTTTATAATAATATTTTATTGTTACTGCTTCATTCACACCAGAAAGTATATCATCTCCGGAAGCATCGTAATTCCGAACCGTATAATCTCCTGCCCATGCTTCAGTAGTCATACTGTCCTCCACAACCGTTGTTTCTACTCCTCCGTTGTAAGAAGCTGCGGTTACTGTTATTTTGTAGTAAAAGATGTCTGCGGTCAAAGACTTTGCATTGAATTCTACAGATTCAAGTTTTCTTGTTTTGTTTGGCGTGGCATCAAAGGTAATTTCATACAACTTTATGTAAGACGTAGAGCTTGTACATAGGATTGTATCCTCATCATCAAGCAATACTTCATCTTCGACACTGCTATCAAGTACTATTGTAGGTTTAGAATAAACATTCCCACTCGTAGTTATTGTATTTGAGTCATTATCAGTAGACCATGATCCAGATTCATAAAGGGTTCTTGTTCGTGTGGTTTCTGTCGTTGAATAAATATAATTATCTTCAAGAATCAAAGTGAATGTATATGAAAACCAATTTTGTGAAGGTGCAATCCTGCGTGGATGTTGATAGTTTCCTCTTTGAACGTAGAATTTCCATCCAGTGTCAAGGACAAGCTCGTGTACACCGTCTGCAAGGAATGCAGCCATAACTGCATCATAAAGGGTTCTTGTTCTTTCCACTCCTGAAAGCGAGACAACCATATGGCCTGAACCTAAGTCTGTATTTGGATTAGAGTCTGTTCCCGGTGGCTGTGCTTGTGTATTTTTTATATATCCAATTGGTTGAAAGCTAGTAAGGTGAAAAGTAACTCCGTCTATTGTTGCCATTATGTATCAGCCCCGGATGTATTGGCAGTGTAACTTGTTGAAGTATCAGTTGTATCTGTACGAGTAAAGTATTCAGACCCTCTAAACACAGTTGATGTGAAATTTTCGTTTCTACGTTTGCCTGCGTTGGTCCAGTCACTCATAGCAGCAGTGTTTTCTTTTACTGCTTCCGTGTTTTCCTGAAGTGTTTTTTCCTCTGCGGCTTTCTTTTCATTCATTGTAGCAATCCAGTCATTAATCCCCCTTTCTACAGATGCGTTTGTGCTGGTTACATCTACTTTCATGCTTATGTCTGTCTGTGACCATTCGTTGAGAGTTTCCATAACACTGTTTAATTCATCAAGTGTGCCGTTAAGTAAATCAAGTGCATCGTTCACAGCAGGTAAAAACATTTCTCCCATGTTAGCGGATAAATCAGCTATATTTGCATTAAAAGTTTCCATTTTTGAATTAGTATCTTCAGTAAAGCCACCGAGAGATTCAACTCTGGTGTTTAGACCATCCATTGCAGCAGACGTAAAAGCAATCTTCCTTTGTTCTTCTGTTAAAGCATCAACCGCGACACCTATAGAATCAGCATAATCTTGATATGCTTTTTCGGAATCTACAATAATTCCCAAGTTATCAAGAATAAGCCTTGATTGTCTGGCAGTGCCCAAAGCCATACTCTGAAATAGGAAATCGGTGCTTTGGCCGGTTGCCTGTGCAATCACTGAAGCTCCCTCGGCCATCTGTACAAGGGTGTCAATGTCAATTCCTAAAAGCATTGCTTGGTTTGCCTGTTGCAGTAGAGATGCTTGTGATGCTGCTCCGTGCGTGGCTTCTTTTAACTTAGCAACGTATTTATCAGCGTCTTTGCCCTGCGCGTCAACGAGTGAAGTAAATCCTCTTTCCAATTGCTCATAACTCGCAGCCGATTTAATTGAGAACGACACCGCAGCAATCGTAGCCGCCAACAATGCAGCTTCAGCGGCCTTCCCATAAGCAGACATTGATTTAGCAAACGAAGCTGTAGAAGTGTCTGCACGTTTCAATGCTGCTTGATATTGCGAATCGTCTGCCTTAATCTTAATCACAATATCTTTCGCTGCATTACCTAATGCCACGTTTAATCATCTCCCATTCAGTTTCCCATTCTGCTTCAATGAACATTCTGTCAGTTTCAGACAACTCTGCAAACTCTTCAGGCGTTTTGTTCCATGACCTCAACATTCTTGCAAACTTTACGCCATGCTCAGACGTTGCGAAATTTTACAATTCTTACCCAGTTAGCAGCAGGCTGTGTAAAGAAGAACTGTAAAACATCGCGGGGGGTTTGTTCGTCTAATTCAGGGTTGAGCCAGAACTCTTTGTCAAGTGATTTGTCCTTTGTGATATATTCAAGGAATTCTGCAATCACATCTTCGTTTCCATTGAACGCATTGATATCACCTGCAAGCGCATTCTCCCAAAGTATGAACATATTGGAGAATCTCTTTTCTTCGGCTTTAGTGAGTCTCGATCTGACTTCGATTGCAAGTACTTCGGCATCATTGGCAATTGGCAATTTAACATACTCAAGAGTCCTCTTTAAAAGAAAGTTCTTTGCATCTGTTGCAACTTTCAATTCATCTGCTTTCTTCTCTTCGCGTCTGTCTATGTTCTGCTGAAGAGTAGGATCATCTATATATTCGGGCATACATTATCACTGGTTGTCGAAGTCTATTCTAATATCACACTTTGCAGACAGACTGTCAGAATAGTATGAATCGGTGGTGAAGTCGGTTGCCACAGACATAGGAGTAAGTCCTATAAGTCCAAACTTCCTCAATATTGTAGTGTTATCGGATGCGTACTGAATACCCACAAGTGCACCCACTGAATTAAAACCAGTGAATGCATTAGACCATGTGCTTTTCCCAGATGCTACATCATTTGTCAGTTCAGAACCATACATAGCTGCGCGGAATTTGTTATTATACACAAGTTCTTTCCATGTAACAGTTGAGTCTGCTGCACCTATTGCATATATCTTTGTGGTCTGGCCGTCTACGGTTGCGCTGGTCTCATCACTGGAATCAGTGATAGTTCCACCTTGAGATGTGGCTCCCTGTGACATTGCAGTGGTATCTACATTTATATAATGGAGAATAACCACGTCATTTTCAGCAATGCCGGAGTATGTTACTGCTCCAGTTCCGCTTGTTTGTGTGGCAGGTGTTGTACTCGATGCTTGGTAGTGTGTCATTGCAGTTTCTGTGCCATCTACGGTAGCTCGGATAAGGCCATATTCTGCCGTGTTGGCAAGGTCAAAATATCCTGCACTAACTTCTCCAGATGTAACAGTATGTGTTTCAATGGCGTAAACACCACCTATATACCACTTTGTATTTCTTCCTAGCACTAAGTTGCTTGATTGTACTGTCATTTATTTTTACCTCTGTTCATTGAATTTTATTGTTATTGTAATATTGCCACCATTATATTCACCATACGCAGCATCTTCCCCAAGAGCAACCCTGCCGTATGCATAACCATCTATTTCATAATCTGTGCATGTTCCACCAAGCCTTAAATTTGTCTGTGATGCAAGATTATCATAAACTTCGTTCACAGTATCGACTGCTGAAGCGTGGTCACGTTGAGTGTAAATAAAAATATCAACCGATAATTGCCATGCTCTAAAATCATCCCTGAACAAATCTTCTTCGGTGTTTGGAACACCTTCTCCCATTATAAAGTAAGCACCTGGGAAATTGCTTGGCTTGTAGTTATCTGTGAATTTGACCTCATTCAAAGGAGATTGATTCAAGGCACTTTTCAAACCATCTCTTATTGCATTAATATCTGCTCTTAATGTCATTTCAAAGCACCTTTTATTATTCTCTCTGTCTCAGCAGGCAAAATTCCTACAAGGTAAGCATATGTTTTTTCAAGGAACTGTTTCCCTTTTGTGCCAGGATGATGAACTTGTTTGACGAAAATATCATTACCTGCAATTGTGAAATGAAGGAACTTTGCTCTTTTGGCTCTGATGATATGTGGCTTGGTATCCCAGTTCACGTATTGCGCATAATTTGCACTATTCCAGATTGCCGCTTCAAAGTCCTGAACCACTGAAGTAACTGAATTCCGAAGATTGCCAGTTTTCACAGGAGTAAGTTGTTTCATCTTGCGTTCTCCCTGTCCTGTCATACGGTTGAGTAATTTAGGAACAGCAGTGTGCACATTAACACCCGCCTGCTTAAATGCATTCTGAGCACCTGAAATATCAACTTCTAAACTCAATTTACGGTCACCACATAAGTATAATTTGTTCTCTGCGTTTCTTCTTCTTGGTTTTCGTCTTTGTAAGTCTGCATTCCATCCATTGCGATAGTTTCTAAAGCATTTGCTCTTTGAATATTTTCATCATTTGCGGTTGCAAAACTTTTTAAGTATAACGAAGCTGCAAGAACCGAGGACCAGTCGTTAAGATAGTCTGCGGATGGCAGTTGCATACTTGAGAAAAAAGCATTGATTGTTCTATCTGCTCTGTTGATAATATCATCAATGTCTGAATCATGAGCACCATAATAACATGTAGCAATAAAGTTTTCCCCGGCTGCTTCGGTATCAAGTGTGATTGTGCGAGGTCTTGTAAATGTGAAATCTGAGAACTCACTTAGAACAATTCCGTTCTTTTCTACCGTGATAACATCCATTGCAGGAGATTCCAATGTGAGGGTAGTTCCAGAACTTACAACTCCCATATCATCTTCGCCAATTAGAAGCCCAGGAAGAAGTTTTCTAACTGCAAGTGGCGTTGTATAAGCCATTATTCACCAACCCCCTTCACATCGAGATATGCAGTGTCACCGTGCTTTTTAAGACCATCTATCACAACATAAGCATTAAATGCATAAGTTCCTTCTTGGTCCAGATCGCCAGTTGCAATTGTGTAAGTAAGATACTTTGTAGAATTAATGCCTGCTGTCTTAGTCGATGCTGTGCCGTCCGGCTTTGTGATGATTATCTGAGTAGTACTTGCTGTTGTGACATCTGTGCCAGTATCTAGCGCAAGTATAAATCCTTCGTCGCCTACAAATACTGCATTAGCTTTTGCCATGTTAAAGCCTCACATATGATGATAATTCTAAACGTGTTGTGATTGGAGAACTTAATGATACCGCGTCTTGTATATTCGATTTTAACTGTACTCCATTTATAATATGTGATTTTAGATATAAAAAGCTTGCAGACTGGCAAGGAACAAGGGATTCCCCGGGTACTAACGGTTCTCCTGGAACTAGACCAGGGGAGAGAATAGCGGATTCAGAAATTGATATTGAATAGGAAGCAGTCATTTATTTTGACTCCAGTAACTTCATAATAGCTTGCTGATTTATTTTTGTTATGTCCGAAACGTCACTTCTTATATCCGAAACAATTGAAAATATGCTTTTTACATCCGTTTTCATAACGGCTATATCAGTCTGCGAACAATGTGCGATTTCTTCAAGTTTAACAAGTCTACCATCGGTATCCATGTGTTTTTCATTGAAATGTTTTATAAATATACCTCCTATGAAAAAAACACCGCAGAAGAATATCGCAGTATAAACATCCATGTTCTGACCCGAGTCGATCGGAATAAAGTCAGGGAGCATTATCTTTTGCTCCTACCTGACCTTTTGCTTCGACTTCCTCTCTTTGTTGCCATGTTTTCACCTATTTTTTAATACCCAGCATAAAAACAGATAACGATGACAATCCCAAATATGACACATGATAAAATCCACGTTGAACATATCCACGGAATCCATTTAGCAGGAATCAAAACTGAGTTTTTTATAATTCCTTCGCTTGCCATTTGTCTATCGTGAATTTCCTGATAGGCAGATGCAAGTCCTGATATTATCTCAAGTTCATCCGGTTCCATACTAAACACTTTATCATTATTTCTATTTATGCTTTAGTGTTTTTATAAATGTTCGTCAATCAATACTTATTTTGCAGTGTAATAATAAGCAAATATCATGCCTATTATTGTCTGAAGGATATCTGGTATTTCCCTACCAATTATCAACATGTACATAAACCCAATAACTACAAGGAAAGTCACGAAATTGTCTGTGAGTCCTTCAATTGCGGCCTTTGCAGCGTTTATAATTGCTACACCCGTACTATTTGTTTCTTCTTCTGTTATTTCTTCTTCTGTCATGTATTTCTTCTCCTGAATCTATTTGCAAAGTATAGGCCAACAAAACTTAAACCTACAAAGATTGCACCTACAAAGGTCGTTGCGCTTGTCTGCTTCTCAATTAAATAAGCACCGTCTACCATTTTGTGAGTGTCTGTGGGGCCACCGGTATCTTCAAACTTAAGCCAGCCATCTGCAACGGTTGCATTCATCAGTATAGTTCCATTGCTGTACTTCAAATCATATGTCCCGGCACTCATGTTTGATAGATAGATATCCTGTTCTACATTTGAATTGTTTGATGAGTAATTGAAGCTTGCTGAAGTAGTCGTTTTGCTGGTCCATGTAACGTTGTATGTAAATGGATATGTGAGCTTATCAAATGTCAATGAATAATTGAAACTATCTCCAGCATTCAAATATCCAGTACTCAGATTCACAGTTCCATTGTGGTATGTTCCTGTAACATTTGAATTGTTAGAGAGTATCGACATGTTGTAGGTGAAGTTCAAAGAACTAACATCATACAAAAGCTGGCTTGTTGTCATATTTGCACCAGCAACTGCATAGGCTTCTACATAAACATTATTAGTATCTTCAGTTTCTGAAATTACATTGTAGTCTTGAGTGTACTCATAAAGTTTTGTAAGTGTATCAGCAGTAGTTGGATATGCACTAAGAAGATAAACTGTTTCTCCGGCTGTGACATCATCAAATGTTACCGTTCCGTTGATGACTGGTTGCCATTCTCCGTTTTCACCTAGTTTTGCAGATGTGCCGGAATACTCTGTTATCATTAATCTGATATCGCTCTCATTTACTACACTATTAATCCTATATAACGAATCTATGTAGTTATTAAAGAAATAATTTAATCCAATATCAGCACCAATGGCTACATCACCCGAATCAATGTTTCCAGTGATAGCCTCGGAGAAATATGGTACATTATCATTATAATAATAATAAACACTGTTACCATCATATACGAGCCCTGTAAATACTTCTCCAGAAGTTACGAGTTCGTCATCGTATTGGAAAGAACCACTGGTGTTTCTAATTCCAATACGTTGTGAATATGAACTTGCAGCAGCATACAAATTATCTCCATATGGTGCTACCAAATAACCAGAGTCAAAAATTCTACCATTTGCACTGTCGTACGTGTTATTATATTTTACGAATGTTGAATATGACGTGAAATTGCCAGAAAAACCAGTCAACAATATATAAGAATCAATTCCGTTAAAATCGACACTGCCATCAGAATTGTATGATACATTATAATCAGTTGCTATAATTCCGGTCCCAACAGCCAGATTATCAGATGAGCCATTGAAAGTTGACGCATACAAAGTATTTTCTGGTAGATAACCATCTTCAATTGAAACACCATCATCTACCCCACCCAAAGCAATAGTCAGTGAACCATTTTCAGTTACTGTAAATGAAGTATCAGTAACATTCACATTATAACTTACTTCAGTCTTTGTACCTGTGAAGCCATCTACAACAATGCTACTGAATTCAACATCTGGAATAAGCACATATCCATCCTGAACAGTAACTTCCTGAATATACTCGTCATCTTGAATTCCCAATTCATCATAGTGAGTTATTCGGACAGAATTGCCATTAAAATTCTGAATATCTGCTACAGGAACAAGAATTTCGTGTGAATCAACTGACTTTGATTTGGTCTTTTCAACTGAACTTATCTTCAAAGATTTATCAAGCTTCTCGGTTTTCAATGAGATGTCTTTGGACTTGACTTTTGAATCACCTGAAGCAGTTGATGTGAATTCACTTATTGTTACTTTCTCTTTTGATGCTGCTTTAACTTCAAGTACTGATACTTCTTTGCTATTTGCTGCAACTGCCGGAGATATCACAGAACAAACAATAATAAGAACTGCCAGAATATTAAGTACTTTTTTTATCATGGTCTTACCTCTACACCCGTGATGACCTCATCAGAACGAGTTGCATTTTCCTGAGTAATTACCCAACTGCCAGCACTCCAAGTGTGTGTCCAGATTCTACCTGCATAGATTGTTCCTTCTGTGCCCTTGAAGACATTCACATTAAATACAGTTGAATTATCCCAAGTAGTCCCATCAGTTGCATTGATTGAAACTACATAATCACCTGCTTCTACATCAGGAGTCCAACTAAAGAACAGTGTCTCATTGTTTGTCTGGGTGTCAACCGTGACACTATTTACCTGAAGATATCCTGTGGTTATAGTCTTGTTTCCGGTTGCGGAATAGTACTCTGTGTAACCGTAATCTGCTTCGGTATCTCCAGATGAACTCACAATATTAAACGGAATATAGGTTCCTTCAGAATATTCCCACACGGTCATGTTGTCAATTACCGTAGTATCACCATTTCCAGATATGTATTCGCCCTGGGATACCAAGAAGGTAGTATCATTGTATGCTAGGTCAGCGTTTTCAACAGTGTAATAAATGACTCCATCTTTTGATATTGTGAGGTTGTCAGTTGTCTCGTTGTATTCCATTGTCAAGTTCATATAGGTATTAGCAGCTAAGTTAAATATGCCTCCTTGTATCATCGTTGTCCTGTCCTTGTCATATAAATCACATGCAATTGTATTGAATCTCAGAGTATATGCATTTTCAAGACAGGTATAGTACCAGTTGGTAGAATCTCGTGGAACAACAGAACCATTTCCAATAGAAATATCTATATATTTTCCAGATTCACCGGTAAAAGTATATTTTATTCCAGTCTGCATCTTGTATGCTTTTGTAGCACCCGATACAACAACAGACGCGGAGTTCGTTGTGGAATCAGCCGGATCGAGAATAAGTGTACTGTTCTGAACAGACACATAATCAGTGGATACATCTCCATTATGATAATATGTAAAGTGAGTAGTGTCTAACGAGTTCCAATCTGTTGAAACGTATTCACTAAGACCACCATCGGACGCTGGCTCATCCCCGCCTTCGCCGTCTGTCATAACATCCAGAATAATTACATATTCGGTTCCTGATAACGCGGCTGGATTTGAGGAGTAATCACTTGTTGAAAGATCAATTAACGTTGAACTATTGGACACATTTCCATAAGTAGCGTTAGCATATCCTGTATAGCTTGTTGTGAGTGTGCCTGCTAGATTGTAATATACATCAGGGAATGCTGCCCAGTTGCTCCTGTTGCCAGAATCATAGAGTTTTCCATTTTCATCTGTTCTGAAGGTGCTTTGTGGTTCTCCCCATCCGTTCAATGTGTCCTCTGTAAATGTTATTGTTGCGTTAGGGATTACTACACCAGAAGCATTCTTGACGATGATATTAGGATAATACCAAAGAGTCATATTGTTATGATATGCTAATGTGCCATACCCAACATTGATGAAATTGATATTTTCAGCAGGTGTATAAAATGGATTCAACAGGTATCTTCCCATTCTATACGCATACGTATCTATTACCATACCACGCTGAACATTGTAAGTTGATATTTCGGTTAATAAGAAAGAATCAGTTGTGGGGGTATATCCATCTCCATATGATGATGTGAAGTTGATAAATTTTACACCATATTCACCCCATATATCATACACTTTCACCGAACCATTATACTGTGTTGTATTTATAAAGGTAACATCAGATGTATTTGCATCACACTGAATTCCACCTTCATATAGGTACAATCCGTTCACTGTTATGTTAGAAGGTGATGGTGACACATGATATCCACCTGTTATGAGTGCATTAATGTCATGAGAATTTCTTATTGTAATATTTTCAATGTAAATATCATGAGCTGGATGAATATCTAATCCATTATGACCAGAGTTTTCCACCACTATATTTTTAAATGTTCCCCGAGTCAATCCCCCGGTAGGTGCAAAGGTCGAGTGCCTTGAACCATTCAAGTATATATTTTCTGCATATGCATCTGAGCCATGAGTGACAACATAACAGTATCCTCCAGTACCCACACTGCCAGTGGTTAAGCAATCATTAATATTTGTAGCTCTTATATTATACCCAAATGAATTCGTACAATTATCTATTCCAACTCCAGATGATGATACTGTATCTAAAACGGTCTTATTTACATTGATATTTCTATAAGTGACATTATCCGAATTGTAGATTTTGAAAGCATAGTGACTTGAAATTGTTCTGGAGTCTTCCATATAAACATTTTCAACAATCAAATCATCAGATTTTATTGCTATTTGATTACAGCTATATGCACTGATGTTAGTAATTGCTCCGACCGCACCTATAATTTCCACAGTTGAATATTTCAGCGTTACATTATTAAAATGTGAATTATATAGAGTGCTATATCCCAATCCATCTTGATATGTATCTCCAGTTATGTTATACGATGACAATATCACATCATCTATCCAAAAACGATCAGTGTCATCAAGACCATAGAATTGATTAGTTTTTCCGCTATTACCATTTATTCTAACTTCTAAACAGTCTGTCGAATTGATGTAGATGAGAGAATCATGAGAATATAATGAGCCATTTATGTAAAATATGTCCCCATCTTTCCACATTGCAATAGGATTATTCAAGGTCGCATTTATCTCAGAAAGAGATATCCCGGGTTCATTCAACACTTCTATATATTTTAACCCGGATGAATATGACACTGATGCAGATGCATCTCCCCACATTAAAACAATTGCAATAAAAAAAATAAAAGCAAGTCTACTGTTCAAAGTAGATCACTTCCTTTTTGAACGATTTGAATAATTACGCTTTCCATCATCCTTCAGATCAGCAGCAATATCGCTTACTTCTTCAAGAAGGGACTTCTCTTCTTCTTCTGATGTGTTGCCCGTGATAAGCTGAGTAAGGAGAGCTTCAATTCTTATGAGTGAATTGCCCATCTGTTCATTCTGTTTTCCAATGCTTATCAGAGCAGAAAGTGTATCCCTAGGAGCAACAAATTTAGGAAACATTTCTTGATTCACATATGTTTCTTCAGGCATCTTTATCCCTCCAGCATTTGAGCTTTGATATTACAAGCGCCGCCTACAACGGCCTTTATTCTGAGAGGGGTGCCATATATACCCTGTTCAAGCGGATAAACATCATTGCACTGCTGTGCTTCATCTGGTGTATAAGAGCCGCCACCATACGGGAACTGATAAGCTGGCATCTCTTTCCAATCGCCATCAACTTTCTTTTCAAGAATACCCGATAATGTGACTGCTGCATCAACTGTAATCCAGAAACCAATGAGTTTAAATGTTTCTAGTAAGTCCACGCTTGCGGATAAACCAGAATAGAAATAATAAGTACCTGCACCAGCACTGGCATCAATGATATAAACTTTGTCATTATCAACTTCAGATGATTCTGTAAGTACTGCACCATTTGAGTCAGTGAGTATTCTACCCCTCGGAAGCATCCTGGTAGTAACTACCTGGGGAGTGTAATTGTTAGGAATGTCTTTTAAGTATTCACCCATATTATAGTCCTCCGTTCTGAGGGAACTTTCTTATATCAATTGCATCAACTTTTGCAAGTGTCAACGAATCAACAGGATTAGTATCAATCATAAACGAATCTCTGTTTTCATCTGCATTGATTGAAGCAGTGACTTCCAAATACTCAAGGTCATCACTTGAAAAATTGGAAGAATCGGTGAGAGCTTTCAATCTATCTTCATGCCACGATTCAGACAGATATTTTCCAACGTTCTGTGTTGTAAGGACCATGCTCTCACCGAAGTTTCAATGTTTAGTATTCTATACGGCAGATACCGTTGTCAAACGGTGTGTCCACGGCAAAGCGCATTGTGAGTGCTGCTCCACGAAGGTCTCTTACAGGATCATCATAGTCTTTTACTGTGATGTCCCTACGCATTCCTATCACAGTTGCCATGCTTGGAGCATCCAGGACAACCATACCGATGTCACTATCGGAGTTATACTCCCAAGCATAAGTGCCACTGTCATAAGTTGTGTCCATCGGATCAATTCTGTAGAACTCCATACCAAGGAACCTCGGAACTGTACCCGTAGCAATTGCAGAGTTTGTTCCAAAATAGTTTGCATATGATATCTGAGAATCTGCCATAAGCTGATATTCAGCATCTGCACATCCGAAAATCACAGTACCGTTGTACCCGTCGACTCTCATTTCCTTGAGAGCGCCCATAAGAGCTTTTGTTCCCAGGTTTGAACCTGAACAATCATGTTCATTTCCTGCATCATCAAGCATCTTTGTAAGCACAACGTGGTTAAGAGTATTCTCTGCCCTGGCACCACCCTTTGCAACTTCGAGAGCCATGATGTCATACAGTGAGTCTTCAATGAGTTCTGAAGAGATCAGATTCTTTTCACCGTACTTGTATGAAGTCAGTGTGACTGTTGAATAGTCCTGCTGATTGCTTGGGAGTTCTGCACCCTCTGCAACCTTTGGCAGCACGGACCCGGTTTCACCTAGTGTGAATGTCTGCTGATTTGATCTCATCGGTACACTGCGAACTCTACCACGGATTACCTTGTTTGGTTCGGCACCTTCGAGGACAGTTGAGTAAAACTGTGCTTGAATAAGCGATGTACTTTCGATTGCTTCTGTCTGGAGAAGTTCTCTTGTCTTCTCAAACCTCGCAATATCTGGAGCCGCAAGTTCTCTACCGATTGTAAGAGTCTTGTTTACAAGTGCGCTGTGCTCTGCTGCAAGCATCCTTTCAATCACATCTTTGCCTGCCTGTGACTCTGGCATATGAACCGCCTCAAGCATACGAGCAAGCTTCCATTCCGACGGCCTGTTTACCGGGCTAGAATTGCCCATGAACTGCATTGCGTTAATGCTTCCTGTGAATCCTGTTTCAGTTGTCATTGTAATCACCTTATAAACTGTTAGCCTGTACAATAGACTGGGGTGCAATCAGAATTCTACCAGTTCCACCACCGGCAATGTCATCAAGTGCAATACCAATGACACCGTAGTGAGCAGTCACGGTTGCTCCATCGGTTGCGGCTACAGAAACTGCGGAAACGGTTCCACCTACTGCGTTATCATTCTGCTCTACAAAAGAGCCTGCATCAATTGCAGTAGTGTCGTCTGCGTTTGCTACATAGACTATATCACCAGGGCCACACACTGTCACAGGTGCACCACTTGCAGCACTGAACAGAGCAACACCTATTCCGGTTTCACCGGTTGTTGCATCCATTACAACAGCCGTCATTGATACACCGGTTGCGGCAATACCCACAACCTGACCTGCTGTAATTGCTTCGCCTGCGGTCATTGGTATTTGATTGTTACCAAAGGCAAGAACCTTTGTGATACTTGGGAACGCTGAAATATCTGCCATTAGATCACCTTCATAGTAATGCCTTCAGAATCACGAATATACGGGTCCTCAACGACATATGAGTCTAAGAGTGAACCGCCAGAGTGATTTCCATCCGGCTGAGCTTCAAGCTCTTTAATTCTCTTTTCGAGTTTTGGAATCTCTTCCAGTTTAGCTGAAAATTCCTTTATCTGAGTTTCAAATGCTGAAACATCTGGAATCTTGGCTTCAAGCTCTTTGATTCGCATATCAGTTTCTTCTTTGGACTGTACCTTAAGGTCCTCAACGATGCCCGACAGTTCTTTGATTTCTGTGTCCTTGACGGACAAGGCATCGGATAGTTCCTTAATTTTAAGTTCGTAGTCTGGGCTATCGTCTCCCATTGTTACATCTCCATTTATGCGGCACTTTTTACAAGCACCGACTGGCACGACAGCACACCCAACAAAAACAAGTGATTTGGATTCATTCATCCTCAATCCCGGAATCTCCTGCTCTTCTCCGCCATGTTCAACGGATACAAAAATGGGTGAGTCTGTGTGAATAGAATTTATAATGTTTTGTGCAGTTGCTTTACTGCTAGAATTGTTGCGATGTAGCCAAACATCACCAACAACAGCATCATCATCAAAATGTGGATTTACTATCTTACCGATTGCATTGTCATCTGTACGTGGTTCTCTGCCTACGCTGTGACGATCCCATAAAGTAGAATCAATCCAATTTGTAGCATAATGCTCTAATGTAGCAGGTGGATAATACAAAGGCGTTTGAATAGCCGAATCAGTCCATGTACCAGATGCCAATAACTTCACGTTAGGAAATGTGACTGACCCATCGTCGTTTTCAATGTATTTTTCTTTGATGGATGCTTTAAGTCTGCGGATACCATCTGGTAATGAAGAAATAGTTGAGTATTGTTTTGATGAAGTAGACGGCATCAATAATATTTTGGGATTGTTTGTATATAAAAAAAGGGGGAGTTGAAAGAGTTAACTACTTATACTTAGACTACTGATATACATATATGGAAATAGCACCAAAAATAATAGGAGACCAGTGTTTTTTTAATGATTATATGGTTAGAGTGACAATGGAAGAAAACACCAACTGCATAACATCGGTAGAAATCGTTCATAAAGATGCATCACAAATATATACTCTATTGCCAATTGGATTTAAACCCATCAACTACGCAGAACTGATTGCAAAGGTTATTGAAAACGTAGAAAATGGAGGATTTAAACAATGAACGATAAGACTGAGAATACTTGCCACAAATGCAATTATACATGGCCATGTGGTTCTGATAAGAAAAAAGTAACGTGTCCTAGTTGTTTGAGTAAGACGGATAATAGGAGGTATTATGATAAACTTGTTAGAAGCCATTGAAACAATATTAAGAGATATGGAAACCAACACACACAGAAAGTTTATCGATAGGATAATTACTTTGATATTCTAACAGTTGCAAAAAATCCTTTTGAATCCATCCCCTGCACCAACGAATATCTACCCAAAAACATATTCTTTTTTTCAAAGTGGTCTAAGATATCCATAGCTCTCTCAAGAACTTTGAACTTTTCTCCGCGTATTGTAATTGAACCCATTTATTCACCGGCTGGCAACAGAGCACATCGGCAATTCGGATGCTGGGGTGGCCTTTCATGATACGAACTGGTAGAAAACACCTTTCCATTTAGGGATGCACAAACATCACAACATCCGGCAGCAGCTAACCACTCAAGTTTATCATATCCGTATTGACTGTAACGAATTTCAGCAGCTTGATTGAATGCGTGAATGGTTTCAGTACGAGCCATCATCTTAGCTCTTGTGATTCCTATCTTGTCAACTCTTTCAGTAATGCGTTTTGCAATTACAGAAGGATGCTCACCAAGTCGCACACCTTCGGATATTTCATACATTATCTGACCGTTCAGTTCATTGGTGATTTTCTTAAGAGCAGTAAGATTTCTAACTTTTAAAGCATCCAATGCACGCCAGTCGGCAGGCCCCATCTGAGCATCAGTCTTATACATCCTCAACAAAGCCCAGTTAATCCCAGTCTGATAAATCTTTTGTACTCTTGAATCCACAATGGCTTTGCCCGGAACAAGAATAACATCATTTGCAGTCTGCTCTACATAAGCATCCATTGCGTTCATGTTTGTATAAGTTTCAAGTTGACGAGTAGAATCTTCAAATCTCTTTTTGATTTCAGTGTTATAATTTATGAAAAGTCTTGCGAGATTGCTGGAATAGATTGAGCGTTGTGTTTTTGTCATTGTAGGGTCTAATAGGTTGGAAGGGGAACGAATCAAGAAAACATCACCCACATACCAGTTATATACAAAAATGTAGCACATACACCAAGCAACATAAAAGAAATTCTCTCTATTAGAGAAGGAGCAACGTTTCTTGTTTTAAGCGGTTCTGTTCTTGGTAGTTTAGGAGTTTCGCTCGAATCTGTATAATTTCTTCTTTCAAGCGGCGCAACTGATAGAAGTGTACGGTTTTTCATTATTCCATCCCATCCTCTACAAACTCGTCACTATCCTCATACTTTCCATGTCCTAGAATCTCTCTTATCTCATTCCTATGGAAAACCTGGAAAGGATCTATCTGTGGCATCAACTTTGAAATAGCGTCGACCTTAGCAAGCCAATCGTCTTTTGAAATGTCACCGAAGTTTATACGAACACTTGAAGGGGCTTCCCCGGTTTCAATATCAATAATACGCCTGAACAATTGATGGTCGGTCTGAATATTAAAGCGCGTTTGCATTGATTTTATTGTGTTCTCAAATGCTTTCATCTTTGGAGTTCTATCTGAAGTTGCAAGACTTGAACCTTCTCTGATTACAAGGTCTGAAGGAACGCCAAGGGCACCAAATAAGCGAGTTAATGAAGTTTCAGAATATTCTTGCACACCAAAGCTTGAAGCATCTAATTCATTGATAGCTACATCTTGTCGATGAACAAATTCCTTTTTTGCTCCGATGTTCTTAAATGCTGCTGCAACTGCCTTGAGATCATTGTCATTGACTTCCTGCCCATCAGCACCAACGATAATATCATATTTGCGAGTTCCGTGTCTTTCAATTGCATGAGCAATGCTTTCGGCAGTTACAGTATCCCTCTTAATTTCATCAATTGCATATGAAATGAGAGACATTCCCCAAGGACTTTCAACCTGTGGCAAAAGACGAACATGCCAAATTTGTTCAGGTTCAACAATAGCAACATCTTTCCACATCATGCCTGTGTGAGTAGTCTGCTTATACTTTTCAATAATAGCATACTTACTTACAGAAGCATCAAAGTTTTTAGGATTACGAGTTACAGTGCTGTGAAACTTCCCACCTTTGTTTTTAACTATTTCGGCAATACCATCACCAGACACAAGAGAACCCTGACACTGCAAAATAGAAGAAGTTAAGAAGTCATACTTTTCAATTGCATCATAAACAACATCAACATGATTCTGATTATCCCCCACAAGTTCAATATCACCATCAATTAGATTCATGAACATATACTCAGGATACCTATTGATTGCAGTTGTGATTAAGCCACCAGATGCATAAATTTTTTGGTTGCGTTCAATATCTGCTTCGGAACGATCTGTTTTTTTATTGAACAAATCGTTGATTGTCTGCTCTAAATATTGAATTGAGTATGTGTAAAACCTGGGCTTTTGTTCTGCGGCATTTTGTCTGATGAAAGGAAGTTTAAACATGATGGTGCACCTATTATTTATATTGGTATGGTTTGTTTATAAAGTTTATCACGCTGAAGTAAGAAGACCACCGTTTTCAAACGGTGGATGAATTACGTCAATTCTCCAAAACAACAACATAGTATAACTTAACGAAACGTGAACTACCACCCTATGAATAGGGTGGTAGTTCACTGTAGTATCACGGATGGATTAAAGCCGGAACGTGTCAATTCTGGCAACAATGAATAGAATGCCCACACAAGCGCATCCACTCTATCAGGGGAACTACTTATCCCAGGAACCCAGTCACACATCTGATCTTCAAGCTGTGGGAAAGAACCTACATGATGTATACGGCCCTGTTCGTACAATGCACTTATGGGTTCGGCTCTTGTTTGCTTACCTCTTGATGCATGAACATCTCTGAAAGGTACATTTGCATCAATGGTTTTTACAGTATGTTCAACCATCTCGCCGCCGTTGTTAGTTTCACCAACAATAAAATTAGCTTCGTGTTTGTTATAAGCAGCTATAGCATTTGCAGCCCATTGTTTTGGAGGAAGATGACATGTATAATCCCCGATAACATAACCATGCTTTAAAACATCAATACCAGCTACTATGATACCCGTATCGTCTGAACCTTCCTTTGACGTGGCTGCCGGATCAATTGCAACAACAACTCTTGTCAGCTTTGGCATATTTGATACTCTATACAAATCAATGTTTGACCTTTGCCACAACGCATCTGGATTATCATCCAAAATCTCAGCATTCAATTCCTGACGACCAAGGCGGGTCCCTTCATACCTGCTAATAATGGTATCCATAAAAGCAGGTGCCAGGTTCAAAGCATTATCGTACGTGGTACCCCTAGTTGTTATTGTTGCAGAATCTTTTAAAATTGTTTTGACTAAAGGAATGGGTTTAGGAGTAGTTGTAATCACACACCTCGGATCATCTCCCAATCTAAAACCAAATTGAAACATGTCCCACGTTTCTTGGGGATATTTCCACGCAGCCAATTCATCACACCAAGCAGTATCACACTGAGGACCTCTTAACCTCTCAGGTTCTTCAGCACTAAACAAAAGAGCAATTGCACCGTTGTGAAATGTTACTTTCCTTTTTGATGGTTCGTATAGTGGTTTTTGTTCAGGTGGAAAAACAGAGAGTAATCCAGATTCACCCTCAACCATTGTATCTCTAACATCTGAAGCAGTTGGACCAATCAAATGAATGTGTTTTGATTTACCAGATTCAACTCTTTCGCGAATCCATTCTGCTCCAGTCCTGGTCTTTCCAAAACCACGGCCCGCAAGAAGTAACCAATTGCGCCAATCTCCCAAAGGTTCAAACTGATTACGCCGGCCCCAAAAATGCCAATCATATTCTAAAAAAGCAAGTTCTTCATCTGAAAAATCATTCAGAATCAGATTTCTTTCCACTTCTGGAAGAGATGCTAGATATTCGGCTTGTGATGCGTTCTCTGACATCTGACACGTTGACATTCATTTCACCAGTATGTTCCAACTTCTGAGGACCATCAAGACCATAAAGCTTTGATCTACGTTCGCTTATTTTGATACAGGTATTAACGGCTGACAAATCACCATCTTTGACTTTAGCATATGCCTTGGTCCACAATGAATCCAATCGTTGATTTTCAATCTCTCGATATTCAAGACAAGATTCGTCAACTTCTTCCATTAATCGCTTGAGTTCATTCTTTACAAGTTTATATGCATATTCACGTGAACATCCAAGTTCATCGCCTATTTCCTGATAAGAATTACCTGCCTTTTTCATTTCAACTGCTTTTATGGTTTTCTCAGCAGTCGAAAGTTTTTTCTTTGTATTGTCAGGTGCCATGTAAACACATCATTGTTAACTTGATTTTAACGCCCGTTTTAAGCAATTTTCTCTTTAGTGGTATACTTACACCAATTTGCCATAGTTTTTGTCACCACGACTTTCTATGAAGCTTTAATCATACAAAATGATTACTTGCCTGTTTGACAAACTCCCATATTGTAGGACATTCATCCGCAATGATCTTTTGATTCTTTGTAGCTTCTTCAAACATTTCCTTCAGTTCATCGACTGAAAATGCAAATTCTATTTTTGTTCCTCTAAATTCCATTATATCATTACTCCTTTATTTAATTTCTTATCAATCTCGTACTATTCGAAGGAATATCAAGAATATCATCAGGTATCCTGTATTCTCTAGTCCTACCACAACAATGTCTTTGATTTCCCGTTTCAATCAGCATTTTCATTTGAGTTGCTGCTGATTGATATCTTCTGTTTTTAAGATGTTCTGGAAGATCACTGTGATAATAAACTCTAATTCCTTCTCGATAGAGTTGTTTAAGCCAGTTGTGAACTTCTGTGATTGATCTTTTGCGACCATTGCTTGACATGATAATTTCCTCCTAACTTTCTAACATTGTAAAACATACAGGGTTTGCAGGGTTTTTGGCTTCCTATTAGCCCCTATATGCATATGTGTATATATTTTATTTTTCCCTGTGCGTATATACTTAATTATTACTGCAAACTATGCAAAATGTAGGCATACCTAACGAGAAATTGTTATCTTTTTGTACAACACTTGTTAAGATTGCGTAACTTTTGTATAAATGATTTGACAGTTTAATAATTTATAAAGTTCTTGTTTTTTGTTCTAATTGGGAAAGATGCGTTAGTATTTCCAGCGCGTTGTCTTAGCATCAAAGACATATCACGTACATCTCTGGTATCTAAGATTTTTTGTGTTTGTTCTTCGCACATTTCTTGGTTACATTCGTGACAGATGTATCCTTGATAGTCTGGATAGTCTACGATGTAGCACCATGCGTCAGTGTTGCATAATGGACATTTCATAGTTTACCCTGCTCCATTTTCTGTATAATCCTCTGCACCTGATATTTTGAATCTGGTCTCCATACTCCTGGCACACCATACGCCTGCACTTGTACACCATTCAAAGGTTTAACACGGTGCGGGAATATCTCGTATTTATCAAGTGCCTGGGTCCATGCCTTAGAGCTTGACGGAATCTTTTCCATATCTACGTCATTAGCTCTCGCCCACATTACAATCACATCTGTGAGCTTATCCTTTTCGATGTACATTGAACCGTTTCCAAGCTCAATATTTTCATCAATGAACTGGTAGATAGGATCACTGTTAAAGCTCCATCTCTCACGAACTTCTCCGGCTGTACTCTTTGTTAAAAGTCCATGTGCTCTAATTTGAATTGCGGCTTGTAATACCCTGGAAAAGAACCCTGATATGTTTTCAGGAGTAAATACACGGTCATAGAAATATGCATCTAAATCAAATCTATAAGGCATGTGAATATATTCCCATCTCTCCCAGAATGCAGTGTCTCGCTGAACACCCTTGTCAACGGTAGGAGGTGAATTGCATGTGAATACATGGACCGCATGAATAAAGCCCTTATATCCCTGTTCTCGCTTCCTCTCAATCATGTGGTCATGCTTTCCGGTCAATGTCTTAAATACTCCAGTGTCTTTCATTGGAATGTCTGAAAGATCATCATAAGCATTTACCATCATTCCTTCAAGGTTTGCTATTGAAAATTGTCTTTCGCAAAGTGCCTGTAGAGATTCCGCTGATATATACTCCGTTCCGAATACTCTGTTCAATAGCTCAAGATAACTTGATTTACCTGCGTGTGGGTCACCCTGGATTATATAAGCCTTCTTGAAAGGTGCACTTCCCAAAGCTTGCAGAATAGCTTGTGCAGGTATTTGATACAGTAAATCTTTTGTACCATTTTCTACATACTTGCTGATTACTTCTTTGTGAATTGTGCTACCATCATTCTCTGGATTGTAATTTACAGGATAGCAGTATGTAAACATGTACTTAGGATCATGCGGTAACAACTCACAGCATTGTTCTTCAAAGTTTATTCTTACAATGCCATTGTTTACCGGGACCATGTCAGTGTACTGATTAAATGGATACTCAAAATATGGACTTTCAAAAGTCATATAGTGAATTATTTCCTCGGTTGGTCTCTTCAAAGCACCTGTATAATTCACAGTCTTTGCAATGTCCTGTATCTCAGCTTTTACATGCACTTCTCCGGGCACATAATGTCCATTCTGGTAAACATAAAGCTGTTTATTAAATGATACCACATTGAGTCTTTTGGTGACACCTTCGGCAATATTTGCGAGTTTTAGTGAGACGACTACATCACCGTTGTTAAGTGTTTTAGGTGAAAAGTACCTGCGGTATTCATCCTCTATTCCGTCTCCCTTCTCATAGAATTGTGAAAGAATCACATCAGCTTTTATGGTATCTGTCAATGCAGTTGCCTTTGGGTTAATTGCATCTATGCTTTTGATGCTCATATCATAATCATAGTGCTCTCCGAAAATCATGATACATAAAAGAATAAGCTGTTTATCATCTGCACCATTGGCTTTGAGTTCTGCAAATAGTGCAAGAGATCTTGCGCGTCCATCTGCACCCCTGAATACATCAGTGCGATGATAAAGTTCGTGCTTACCATCTACAAACACTGCATTAAAGAAATTCACAAATGTTCGGCGGCATTTGCTCAATGTCTTTGTAAGTTCACGGTAAACACCTACGTAACCATTGATATTTTTGATTACTTCTGCGGGTATATTTGGCCTGTTCTCAACATCTCCTTCAATCTTATAAACATCACCACTTTGATGTACTGAAGGAGCCATGACAACATTGCCACCATTAGCAAGCATATCAAAGCCCAATGGTTTCTCGTGTGCTAACTGTACGCTTTCATCAAACTTAAAAAGCCAGTGCCATCTCCCATTGGTGCGATACTGCTTAACCCACTGTGATAAATCAACACCCTCTAAAATGTGCTGCCACATTCCAGGTAAAAACCAATCTATATCCAATACAACAAGATCACTATTCTTTCCACAAACTGCACCAATATTATATTGATTCAAATTGTAGAAATTATTAATTTGGTCATCGGTCGGATGTTCTTTAAGTTGTGACCATTCTCTAAGAATTGGTTGTTTGCCCGCTGACTTTCCCCCGGCTGTTGGTGGTGTCAAAGGGTGTGTTATTATTCCAATTTCGCGATAATGTTTAGCAGCTTCGGATATCTCGGACATTTGTACCACCACTATAAGAAGGATCACAACCATTAAATATATACGATTCTTCCCAACTATCACCGTTATCATCGGGGTCTTTTTGGGAATATCTGACATATTGTAAGGATGTCATGTTTACCTCAGTAACTTTGCTAAATCATCCTTCAGAACATAATTAACATCCATATCATCGCAGTAGATAGAAATCATCTCTGCAAATTGCTTCCAGTTAATGTCCTTTGAATGTGGATGATAATTGAGCATTCCAATCTTATATTCATCTACAAAGCCAGCAGTCAAAGCAATCAATTCAGTTACGTTGTAATAATCCCACGTTGGTTCAAGTGATACCCATGTTTTGCAACCCATAAACTTTGCAGCCTTTAACATCCCAATTCTTTCTGATGTTGCCGGTGCTCCTGGCTCACGCTTCTTTGATTCTCCATCTAGTGCAAACACGAGAGTACTTCCAATTGTGCACAAATCAGGAGAAATATAACCTGCTATTCTATCAAATTCTTTGTAGCCACCCTTTGTTAGTAATCTATATTTTATTTTGTTAAGTTCGAGCGTTCTTATAACATTAAGAATAAGGTTATTTTCAAAACACACTGGCTGCAATGGATCACATGTGAAGCACAAGAATACTTCTCTTGTGTCGTTGTTTTCAACCATTTTGTGTACGTCTGCATAGAACTTTTCAAATATATCTTTGCGCTGAACAGGATGATTAAAAAACACGTCTGGTTTTTTGTGCATTACTCTTGGAGCATAGCAATATTCACAACCATGTGAGCACCCAATAGTCAAGTTTACTGCCAGTTCTCCATATTCACCCGCTCGTTTCGTTGGTTCATACAATACTTTGTATTTTGTCATTTTACAACCTCTTAACAGTCAATACTCTTCCATCATCCGAAACTTCGATATCTACCTTATCCCCTTTCTGTATTCCGGTTTCGTTTACTATCTGTGAAGGTAGAGCAACTGTCAAGGATGTGTTACTGTTCCATATTTTAGAAGGCATTTTCATCTTCATGTAATCACAGTAATACATAGTATTTAATTGTATATTAAACCATCGTTTCCAAACAAAAAAAAGAAAAGTTGCATTAAAAATGTATTGCAACCAAATGTTTACAAATTTATTTCATTGTTTGTATATAAATAAAAAGACGTTTTTCAGTATGTCGTTGGAAGTTGCAAAAGTGTTACTTTTTATTAGAGTGTTTCTGAATCTCGTTTGCTACCTTTTTCCATGACTAGGGTGTTTAGGCAATTGCCCTACTATACTCTGAAATATCACAAGAATTGAATATTTGCTTCTTATTTGCCCACCTTTTAAGCTCCTTGATACGCTTTGTAGGTTCACTATCCATATTGAACATTACAAAAGGATTGCATCCCATTTTCTTAATTTCTCTGCACCTGTACACACCTGTGTTATAGTCTGCATCCGAATTTACATAGACATAGAACTGAATCCATCTTTTCAGTCTCCAACCATCGAAACCTGCTTTTTGTAGAATCGGTAATTTTTCACGAACTACTGGCTCGTCTTCGATGTGATCCCATGCAAAGAATATAGGTTTCCAGAGTTTTAATTGTTTAAGCCTGATAGATACCTGTTCATCCAGCAAGCGGATATCCAGACCTTGACAGAACCAGACCTTTAAATCCTTCTGGATGCACCAGTCAGTAATTTCAAAGAACCATTCCTTATCTGCAAGAATATTATTATCAAGGAACATGATTTTATTGAAATCTGGATTATACCATTCCTTTGGATGAACTGCTCTACAGAAGTGTCCTTCTTTCTCAGGAACAATACAGAAATAACAATTTCTGATACAACCTCTTGAACTGTATCCAAGTGAATAATCTATCTTGCCGAATAATCTTTTCTTTTTGCAGTTGCAATATCTTCTAACGCTACCACACAAATTACAGACATCTGTGTATAGATCATAATCAGGCTTTGTAGATTCAATTTCATCAGGCAGTGTTTTTGAGAGATTGTACCCCGACCCACCTATGTTAATCTGAGCATGTGGATACCAGAACTTAAGACCGTCCACTAGATGCTTATTTTTCTTGAATATCACAGATGCATAGACAATATCAGGGTCTACAATATCAAACCCTATATTGTGGCCTAGTGCCTTGTAATAAGCTGAGAGCTTCATTAATGCAAGGTTTGGTATTTTGCTATCTATGTCTACAAGTAAGATATCCATGTATGATCTCATTTATTTGGCGATTTTTGAATCATATACTTTTCATAAATTCACAAAAAGTAGATGACCAGATATTTATATTTTATAAGTGGTGATATCCTTGGCCTCCATCAGGTTTCTTATGAGGGTTTCCCTTCGTTCCTGTGGGTTCATAATGCGCCCTCCCTGATTGCCTGAAGGGCTGCATTTTGTAAGCCCTGGTGGCGTTCCAGGGCTTTTTTATACCTCCTTACGGTTAACCTGTCAACCCCTGTTTTTTGTGTTATGCTCTTGATGGTTTCGCCCTTGCATAGATCAATGATTATTGTTTCCCTTTGTTCAATGGGTATCCGATACCCTGTGAACTCATATACTGCCCTGTGAAAATTCCATCGAACCTTTTCAAGATCGTTTTGAAAAAACATTCAGATCACCTTTGTTAAACGAATCCCTGTAACTTCAGGGCGTTGTTTTTGAAGTTCTATAAGGCTAACTAGGGTGGTATCCATCAATTCCCCTATAACCTCGCCATTTTTAAGCAGGTCGTAAAAATGGCCGGGGTTATCCCCTGGCCGGTGTCATCAGTTCATTTTCCTCTTCCGCCTCTATGTAGGCGATGTCCTTCTGTGCTTCCTTGCGGATGCGCTCAGTGGTGTGCATGTAGTCGCAGTCGGTTATGTATGCGACCGCGTGCTCCAGGTTCATCCACGTGTGCCCGGCCTTCCTGGCCAGGTCTATGGATCCACGCCTCGCTGCCCGGCCCAGGTTAATGTCGTAGGCCGCGTCCTTCAGGGCCTGTATGGCGGCCTCGATCGGGTCCCTGGGTTCCGGCGCTTCCTGGGGGCTAACAGATACCCCTAATGTTTGTTGGTTCTCATGCCTGGGGCGTTCCTGGGGGCTAACAGGGCGCAATATGAAAGCCCCCTTAAGCCCTGGTTCAATTGTCAGGCTAAAAGTTGTATCAATGCCATAGTCGCTTATGTACTCATCGAAAAGGGCTGTAGCGGCGTTTTTTGTTATCATGCTTAAACACCTGTAACCCATTGATCGTGATGCTTAAGGTAGCACTCGTTTGTTGTTATGTCGTATGTTTCAGGGTTGATAGTTTCCCTGCAATTGCAGGTTACACAATACAAAAGTATTTGCGGTGTGGTGGTTTTGTCGTTGTTGCTCATAATAATCATACTCATAACTTAGTTACTTAACTAAGTTATATGGTAATATGTTCGAAACTATTTATAGTTTGGGGTTTATAGGGTGGTTGCTCATAGTTTCCCAGGGAACAAAAAACAATCTGCTCATTTTATCCTCCTGGTTCCCTGGGGTTCCCCTCATCAAAACATTCCCTCTGCAACACCATGGTGTTTTTGATTGCTGTAAAGGATGAATACAATATTTCCAATTTGTTTCGTGTATTCCATCGGGCGAAAACATTTTTACTTGTTTTGTGTGGATGCAAGAGGAACAGTTCACATCGAATCCTCCAGCTTTTTTATTTCTTTTGTGATCCGTTCAATTTCAATTTTCTTGGATTCTGTATTGTCTCTTGCAATAAACCATCCTTTTCCAAGCTCCCATACGGTACACTCAGCTACATAATAATAATCTTCCCACTTTTCGTGATATGTTGGTAATAAATGATCGTCTTCTGTTGAATTACATTTTGTAAGATATGGTTTGAGTAGCCACATTGCAAGTTTCTTTCTTATGGATAATTTATTCCAGTAAGTATATGAGTTTGATGGGTGCATTTTTTGTTCAATAAGCTCAATTGCGTATTGTATTTTTTTTACTGCTTCTGGGTGTTCTTCTTTGTATTTTGAGCTAATCTTACATTTAGTCCACCCTATATACTCATAACCATCATCCAAAGTACTCACTATCATCACCTTCTAACTTTGCTTTCTGCTGCTTAAGCTCTTCAAGTTTTTTCATCTTTGCTTTGGTATCATATTTTTGTGCAAGTTCTTTAGTCATTACAAGCATCCATTCTTCACTATATATGTAAGCCGGCAGTTCTTCAGATGTATTGTCCCTCATCTGCGTTAAAATAGTTGATTTTGGAATAACTTTACTGTAAAAATATTTCATAAAATTGAATGGGATTATGTAGCCCATTAATTTGAAAAATGTATAAACCCAGTTTCTATAATGCATATTCAATTATTCACACCACCTTTCACCTAATCCACCTCGGGATACTCATAATGAACAATGCCAGTACAATACCAAACACGATTACATCTGTCATTAATAACAATATAGCTTTATCAATTGAAATGCAATGTGTCATTAAAAACATACCTCCGATGCAATAAACAGGTACTATGAATCTACACATGTACTTTTCTATCTTTGCAAGTATCTTCCTCAAAGTTGTCCTGTTCTCATACCATCTCCATTTCCCACAATAATCACCACCACCATGATTGCAGGTGTAAGAATCCGGTGAGTAGTTGGGACATTTTTGTGAAATGTATTTGCAATCTTTTCTTTGTTCTTCAATCATTTCAACACCTCTTCAAAATTATGAAAACTCCACAATTTTACAATGCTCATCATTCTTTCGGCCATATCATCCCTAGATTCACAGAACAATACTTGAACTTGTGGCATCGAATTTAAGGAATCTATGCGAGCTTTTCGTGAGTTTGCAGAGTTTTTAATTCTTTCTTTATCGGTTTCTTTTTCTTCGAATCCTACACAATCATAGTTTGCTTTTGTGATTCCTTTGAAGAACAAAGCGTCATTAATACACAGCCCTATTCCTTTTTTTCCCCCTTTGTTTTCTGTCCAATGGGTACAGAATTTACAAGCATGTCGTGGAGCTATATAGTTAAGGTAATCTTGATATGTACCTTCGCAGATGATTATGAATGATCCCACAACTGCATCTGAACAGTCACCATTTGGAAACTGAATAAACGGTCTATTTAATCGTGTATCTTCATAAAATCTTTGAATCTCTCTTTTTAGTCGATCAATGTTTTGTTCGCCTTTGAAATTAGACATAAAAAGCGTACTGTACAAGTCTGCAACACTCTTTCTTTCAAATACAACCCTACACCAAGTATTCTTAATTTTGAATACATAATCTCCTACTTGTTGATAGCCGGAGTCGACTTTGAGTTGCATTGGTCTTACAGCGCACTTAAGTAAATCACCGATTGGATTTTGTTCATTCTGAGCTTCAAAGCAGATTACCCCAGAAGGCAGTAAATTTGCCCACCACGCGTTTAATTGGGTGTTTGTAGGGTTAGTAGATGTGCGAAGTTTTTGTTCTAGTTCTTGGAGTGTTAAAGTCATTTTCTTGCCTTCTTGCATTTGAACTCAGTGGATTCGCACCTATTCAATATCCTTGCAATTGGATATAATACTGGAGAAAATATTATCAGAATACCACCACATATCAGTGTAAAAATAACCTCTTTCAAACTATATACACATTGCTGAATTGTGGTATCATCATCTAATATCTTTGGTACAGTCCTATTAATCCAGTTGCATAATTCACATATCATTATTTCCACTCCTTAAAATGTCTAAATCTATCCGGTGTACGTCTTGATAATTTATGACTTGGAATCATTCTTCTCTCTCCATTCTATCTTTGATTATCTTTCTACACTCAGCATTCTTTTCTTTCATTCTTTCTTCCAATCTCTTAACCTTAAAATCAATCTGTTCCTGAACTTCTTCAGGCTTTACAAGGAACATTTCGAGTTGT